ACCAACCAATTGTTTCAATATATTCAATGTAACAAGGTGATTGAGCATTAGTAGATTCATAAAAACCCTTGATCTCTGTCTCTTTAAACTTCATTGATGTGTTAAACATTTTACTTCCTTTTCTCTCTATATTATTAATATAGGTACACCACACCCGGATTGCACGGGGTTATTTAAAAAAAAAAATAAAAAAAAGGGCCCCGAAGGGCCCTTAAAGTTCTAATTGTCCTAATTCTTATGTTAGGATATTGTCTACCCGGAAGATACGGTAGTATTGGTTTGTACGAGCCGAAGCAAGACCATCTGCAGGTGCTGAACCTACGAATGGGTTAGACGCCATGCCATAACGAGTTTTGAACCCGATACGTGGCTGGAAGTCATTTTCGCCTACTGCACGGACCATGGTTAATGGTACGTATGGGCAATAGAATACACCGGCGTCATATGGGTTAGTACCCTTATAGCCAACGTTGATATAATCAGCTGTTGCATACGGATCAATGTATACTTTAATACGGCCATTAAGAACACCAGCAAATGTATTGCCTGTGTCATCAACGTTAAGGTTAGTTGAAAGCGCTGGGCTATAATCAAGCATACCAGAAGCGGCCAATGCACTTGCAACATCTGAAGAACAGATGATGAAGTTACCTTTACCCCGACGAGTTTCTTTTGCGATTACGTTAGCTTCACGATCAAGGTGTACACCTAGACCCTTAAACTTCTCGGCTGACCAACGACCATCTGCATCTGATGACAAGTCAAAGATACCTTTGGTTGTGATGTTACCTTGACGCGCACCAATTTTAGCTTGTGAGTTAATCGTACGAATTACTTCGCGATTAATTTCTGCCAAGATTTCGGTTGACAAGATGTTTGCCAATTCTGTCTCAGCATCCAAGCCATGGATTGCTTTAAGGTCTTGTGCCAGCTCGAGAGTGTACTCGGCTTTCAACGCACGTGACTTGGCTGTAACAGTTGCTTTTTCAATGGTGAAACCCATTTCAGCAAATGCTTCGCCTGTGCTACCCAATGCTTCAGCTTCTGCTGTAGTATAGGGATCACCCAAATGTGGGTGTACTCCAGCTGAGTCAGCGTCATCAACGATTGTGCTGTCAGCGTTGGCGTCTGTTACACCAGCAAGGCCTGAAGATGAATTGTTGCCTGTTGTGGCAGAATCACCTGAATATCCTACTGCTGCTTCATTGAATAGTGCTTCATCACCATTCGCAACACCAGCTTTAGATGTTTTGTAGCGTGACTTCATTGCGAAGATCAAGCCTGTTGGACCAGTCATTGGTTGTACACCAGCAACGTCATACGCCATCATATTTGGCATAGCACGACGAACGAGTGAAATCAAGATTGGATTCCAGTTGGCACCAGTTGTGCCTTGAGCTGCACCAGTAACTGATGCATTAGCATTGGCCGCGGTTTCGAGCAAGCCTTGCTCTTGTAACGCTTTTTCCGTATTTTCCAGAACAACAGCGGTTACAGACTTCTTGTGTGCGTCTGAAATACCACCGGCTGACTCTTCGTTCAATACCGGAGACCATTTCTCTACGAGACGATCATAAGTTTCCATAATTGGATCTCCTACTTATTTTATTGTTTTCTTTAGGGCGTTTACGTAAGCTGCCATTGATTCTGATACTACTGCAGTATCATCTTCATTATCTTCCTCAGTAACATCAAGGTCGATAGCAGCAGTGGTTTTCTTAGCAAAGTATGATTCTTTGATAGTAGCTACTTTTTTAGCAAAAGTATCTGCATCTTCGAAATCAACTTTCTCGGCCAAGTCTTTTAGCTTTTCAACTTGAGTTTCAGCTAGGTCTTTTGATGCTTCACGAATGATGGCATCACGCTTCAGAGTTTCTAACTCTTCGGCTAGATCTAGTGATTTTTTCATTGCTGAGTTGAATTGCTCTTCGAGTTCTTCATTGGCCGTTGCTAATTCGTCAACCAGGTCAATTTTGGATTCTGGGACCTCAATGTAGGACTCACTGAACAGATCTTTCATCTTGCTCATAAAGCCTTCTGCAATCTCGGTACGTAGACCGGTTTCGATTGCTACTTTGTTGTCTTTCATCCAATTCTCAACCACATAGTTGAGGTAGCTGTCAACTTTCTCTACAAGATCATTTTTAGTAGCATCAATTTCAGAATCTAGTTCTTCTTTGTATGCTTCTTCCAAACGATCAATCTCTTCAGAAAGTTTTGTTTTCAGAGCGGTTTCAAAAATAATAGCTGTTTTAGCTTTAAAGTCTTCTGACAATGTCGCTTCAGATTCAACTAACGCGTCTAGTTCACCATTGTAATCATATGATACATCTGGTGACTCTGCAATCACATCGTCGTCTAAAACAGATAGATCGACGTCTTCTCCCATTAATTTGGATAATGCTACGCGAAGGTCTTCTTTCTTCATACGTGACATTTTATCATATGCAGCGTTAATCATTCCAGCTTTGGTTTTGATTTTTTGCATTGGTTCAGAGTTAGCTTTATCTCCCTTGCGGGATTTGGCTTTGCCTTTGACGGCATCTGACGCTGCATCTACTGATTGCAACGATGCAGGCTCTGATGTTGCCTTTGGATCTTGAGCTTCTTGAATTTCCTCTTCGAGCTCTACATCCTGGTCTTCGATTTGATCAGTCATGTTTGACTCCCATCTTTATGTTTTCAATTTTGAGAGGAAATTCTTATACTCACGCACTTGCGTTTCATACAGATCCGCACGAGGCGCACGTTTAATTTCAGTCTCTATTTTTTCAATTTCTTGAGCTTCAAGCAGGCCATTGTTCCAGATCCATTCTACACCTTCCATAACACCATTAACAAAAGCTTCTGGTGCAGATGGGTCTTGTACGATATCAACCGTATTAAGAACAAAGTCGGGCTTGACGTACATGGTTCCACCACGACGCTCAAGGCTACCCATACCACGAGTTGAGACACCCAATTGAACACCACCCTCAAGTAATCCCTTTACGATATTACCCATTGGAGTATCCAAAATTCGTGCCTTTCCCATAACATTATTACCGTCCATTTTTAGTTCAGTAATCTTATGAGAAACTTTATCTAAGTTAACAGTTGGTCCTTCTGGGTGATTTAATTCACCGACCGCTCTGTCCTTAGAAACCTGTTCACTAACGTATTTATTTACGGCACCCTCAAGGATGGCCTTTTCGTAAATACGATTATTTCTATTCTTAGATTCAGCCATTGCAAAGACACCCTTAATCGTATGTGATTTAGAGCCGTCTTCTTTTTTCTCTACAACGCACTGAACATCTGTTTCAGTGTATTCTGTAATTAGCTTCATCTATCTTCCTAACTGTTTAATAAATTCATTACCCATTCTCTCGGCTTCACGTTGAGAACGATATGTATCCAGCTTATCACCATCAACATAAACATCATACTTACCACGATGCTTATGAACCATTAATTTATACTTGCCGACCTTTTTGTCCGATACATGTTCACCGGGTGGCATTTTATTAACACGTTCTCTGATGGTTTTAAAACTTAAATTCATTTGAACACTTTTCTTTATTTATACATTTAAATGTTTTGGGTAATATTATGTCTCTTCTGCATCTTCTAATTCATCAATAGCAGCATCAATTTCTTCATCAGTAGGATCTTCAATATCCTCTAAATCAACATCTTCTTCTTCAGCTGCTGCATCTATTGTATCGGATTCTTCGGGCTCTTCTACTTCAACCTGATTACCGTCATTATATACATTTGCTGCTATATTAATCTTCTCTTGCTCCAGAGCATCATTTACTTTATCCTGAAGAATGTCACTAAACATTGGTCCGGCTTTACTGAAGTCTTGGTCAACTACATTATTAATTAGGTCTTCTATTCCGCTCATAATCTGCTAATGCTCCATTTGGCTGTTGTTGATCAGCGGCTGCTTCTTCTTCTTCAGCACCCGCATCATTTGGTTCTTCTTCATCGCTGGGTATTTCACCCGATTGTTTTTCTTGTGCGATTTGATCTTTCATTTGTTTTAAATCATCATCTTCTAATTGCAAGATGTTTTTCATTACCCATTCTTTAGAGAAGAATTCCCCAACGTATTGCTGAACGTTGTCTAGGGTCTGTAGTCTATTTTGTAGGATCTCGGTATCCTTTAATTCCGAGAAGTGATTATCCCTTACATAATCAACCTCAATATCATTTTGCCATTTCTGCCAATCCTCTTCAACAATTATACCCTTCATTAATAATTGTTTTTTAAGAATTTCAGTAAACAGCATTGAGAACCTAGCTCTTAGTCTATCAATAAACTTTTGGAACTTCACCTCGTCACGCGTGATCTCCGTTGATCTACCAAGCGAGAACTGCGCTTCTTGTTCCAACCTATTGATAGGTACGTTAAGACTCTTATACAATTTTTTCTGAAAGTATAGAATGTCATCAATTTGACCAAGGTTTTCTCCACCGGGTAGTGTTGATATCTCAGTTCCTCTGCCGCCCTCTCTCCGTGGTAGCCAAAAATCCTCGAGCATAGACATATGCTTTCGATCATCTCTAACCTTGCCCGTGTCGGCATCATATACCAGCTTATTACGATAGCGAGCCATAATATCCTTCATATATGTTTCGGCCTTACCACGTGGTAAGTTACCAACATCAATGTAAAAGATACGTCTTTCTGGGGCCCGGGCCAATCGATAAATGACTAGTGAGTCTTCCATCATACGTAATTGATTTACGGGTTTAAGGGCCTTGTGTAGGAAAGAAATTACTCTCTTTCTATCAACATCCAAAAGCCCCGAGGTTACATAGGATACCGAATCATTTGATAATTTTATTCCACCTGTCATACCGCCTGGTTTTTCTTGATAAATGTAGAACTCATTTACATTTTCAATTAAATTGGCTCCTGTTACAGGATCTTTCTTTTTCTTTATTTCTTTTACTTTACGTATCTTAGAGGCATCAATAGGACGGATCTCTTGGATGCCAGCCTTAAGATTGTTTTCATCAACTACAAGATGATGATAAATTCTTCCATCAATATACCAACGCCTAAAGATATCATGTCCTAAATCCTTAAACGATAACATTGATACTATATTATTGAACTCTTCTGAAAATTGTTTCTTGACCGAATCACTAATACCTTCTACATGATCAAGTGTTAGGGTCACCGGTGATTGTCCAGACTGAGATGCAATGGATTCATTAACAATATCCTCGATCGCTGCATCTACCTCTGGATGTATAGATGTTGCTCTGTATTGTCTAATGTTCTGTAAATTATCCTTGGCATGATCACCCTCACCAAGATTTACATAGGTGCCGTAATGTGATCCCGCGGCCGTAACATATCCGGCGCCATCAGGATCAACAGGTGGTACAACGGATTGCATCTTTTCGGCCTGCCGAGCTTTCGACCGCTTAATTTCAAATCCAAATAATTTAATGCCTTCAGTCTCTGCCATACTGGTTCTCGCAATTAAGTTAAGGAGAGCCCGAAGGCTCTCCAATGTATTTATTTATCCATTAAGAAGTAGTTGCTGATTCCCAGTATTGTACCTGGAACTCAACTTGGAATCGTTCAATATCATTTTCAAGACCATATGAAAGATCAATTGCACTTAATGTAGTAGGAAAACACCCTCTAAAGTTGTAGGTCTTTAGAACAGCGCCATCTTTACCAAGTTGATCAACAACTAAGTCTGCCTCGTAATCAACGGGATTGGTAAGTCCAGTATTAGCACTATGTGCATTCATACCATCCATCCAACGTTCCATTGCATTACGGACATTAAAGTCTGTATCGTTTATAATGGTAGGAGTCCATGTGTCAAACACTCGATCCCCATTAAACTTTACTTGTCGACCGCGAAAAGGAATAATAATAGTACCAGTTGTAGAAGCCGGCAATTGAGCCGCCTCACACAAGAATGATGTTAATTCTACATCACCATTAGCATATCCCGGAAAGTTAATTGTCGCCTTAAATAGATTAGGACGAGCACCACCACCACGGAGTTTTGCTTTAA